TCGAGGCGGATCCTTCGATTGGCTGCATCACCTTTATGGGTGTGCTTAGTTGCACCTGTCGGATTTAGGTCCCGGCACAGCTAATCATCTCTCGTGAGACAGGTAACTGTCTCACTCGTCCTACGAGTTCAAAAGGAAAGAGCTATGCCCACATACGACGACTGGACACCTATAGCTGGCAATCAGCAAGCTCATGGTGTTGGTCGCGCGCGGACGTGGCTCCGTACTCCGAACTTCCGTAGCCTTGCTAAGGGTCATGGTCTACCTATCAACGCTTACCACGATGAGCATCTTGAAGTCCGTCAGGACTCCTATGAGGCTTACGTGGAACCCGTTGGTGGTGGATCACGTTCTTACGTTCAACACGGCCTTTATGACCGACTGAATGACATTAACTTGAGCATGCACGACAAAATCGTGAATCACTCGAGTTGGTTGTCAGACAGCTCCGGCTTGAAGAACCGTGTGAAGATAAAGGCCCTAAACAAGTGTGCTGATGCGAAGGTTAACCTTGCGGTTGCCTACGCTGAAGCCTCCAAGACGTCTGACTTGATCTTAGACACGGCACGCCGTGTCGACAGAGCTTATCGGGCGTTTAGGAGAGGCAACTTGGGAGAAGTTGCCAAACAACTTAACATCACCCCCAAACGGCTCCATAAGAGCTGGTTGGAGTACAAGTACGGTTGGTTACCGTTGCTGATGGATGTTAAGGGCGCCGCTGAGTTTTTAGCTCAGAAGGCGATGTCTCGGAAACCGAACTTCACAGTGCTGGCGACGGATAGGATCACGAAGACCTACACGTATTCAGTTCCTGTGACCCCGTTCGGAGGCCCGCCCACGGTTCCGTTCACATGGTTTTCATCATGTGATATGGAGGTGAGGGTTGGGCTGTGGTGCGAGATTGACTATCCGCACCTTGCCGAGATGCAACAGCTGGGTTTGACGAACCCTGCTTTAGTTGCGTGGGAGCTCGTGCCGTACAGTTTCGTCCTTGACTGGTTTATTTCAGTTGGGGATTACCTGACGGCGCTATCGGCTCTTCAAGGTGTAACCGTCCACAGGGCGTTCATCTCCAGTTATGAGAGTCGGGCCACAGCCTTTACCGTGCCCAGATCCGAAAGGATCCAGGGTGCGGATCGGTATGTATCCGAAGCTCACAGCTGGGAGTCGTCCCATAGAGGTTACGTGAGGGAAAACTGGATTCCAGATACCCTCGAAATGCTCGAACTGTATCCGCCTCGGACTAACCTCTTCGATTTTAAGAAGTTGGTGACATCCTTGGCATTGATACGTGGAGCGCATCGTGGTCCTGGGGAGAGTATTGGAAACACTCGCCTTTAGAACCACACTTCCTTTTCAGGAGAACTCATGGCAGCAGCTGCCGCACTGACGCTCAAGAACAACGCTGCGTCGAACGTCACCTACGATGTCTATTCGGTAAATCCGGATAGCGTCGAATGGGTGGAGTCTGGCGCGGAGTCCATTCTTGGGACGTCCCGTTTTGTCCTTTCTCGGGTTATCCCGGCTGACAAGACGGCGGGTGTTTATCGCACTCGAGGCAAATTGACGCGTCCGGTTATCAACGGCACGTCTGGTCTTCTCGATGGTACGCTTACCGCGACCTTCGAGATTCTCCACCCCGCCAAGCTTTCGACGACGGAAACTGATGAGCTTTACGCTCGCTTCAAAGAAGCTTGCGCAGAGTATCGTTAAGACCGCCGCCGAGACTGGCGCTATTCCCACCTAAACCTCTTTACCTAGGATCCTGCAATGAATGATTCACACGAAGTGATCACTCTCGAGCTGATGGCTCAATGCCTCAGCGACGCCAATGAACTGTTCCGTAATGGAGTCATGTCCTTTGGCGACTACGCAGACATCCACAGAGAAGCCGCAGGGCTAATCCGTGGTGTTCTGTCGTTCGCACAGGATAATGGGCTGGAGATCAAGGATGGCGAAGAGACGGAGGCATGGGAGATTGCTGACAATTACGTCAACAATATTTTCCCGATGCGCGATGTCATCCAGGAGGACCGACTCGATCCTTTTATTGATCGTGAAGGTCTTTCTGGCACTCTGGTTGTGGAACCAGGATCCGGAGCTGTGGGCAAGCCTCAGTGGCTTGTTTACAGTTACGACCTGACTTCGTTCGTTCGCCAACAGGTGAACGTTCTGGAGTCCCACAACTGGGATGTCGCTTGACCAGACAGAGGGAAAACTCTACTAAAAGAGCCCTCTTAGGTTCCCTGCGTGCAACATGCAGGGCGTTCAGAGCCCGTAAGGGCTTACTGAACGAGGTTGCCGTTGACTTGTTTGAGTCACTCGACACACCGATCTCACTTAGTTGTGAGATATTGCTCCGCTATGGAGAGGTAGAACAGCTTGTTCGCAAGACTGTTAATCCACTGGATTATAACCAGCCCTTCAGATTTCGGGACGACTACCAAGCCGTCTCATTCTTGAAGAAGGCACCTCTATTTATAGAAGGTGTGGATCCTCTTGTGGCAGCGAAGGAGAAATTCTTCGCTTCGGAGGTTTCGTGTGCGCAGACTAACGCTCGGTTTAGGACTCTCTGTGCTGGTGGCAAATACACCGCCAGCCCCCAGGTGAAGGCCATCATCCCGATGGCTGCCTTGGAGGTTCAGAGGGTTTTAGGTCCCGGCGTGAACTCTGCTGAGTGGCTCGCTGCGTGTCGTTTTGGCCCCGGTGCTTTTAATCACTCCGAGGCAAGGGGCTTAACGTCCCTTTACGATAAGCTGCAAGTCGTACCGTCCGTGTCTCACGACATGGCGGAGATCGGGGCTCTGCTTGTGCAAAGCCAGCCTCAGTGGGCCAGGTCTGTGACCAACTGCGAGATTGACGGTTTTTGGCCGTTCGTCACGCGGGAGGAGTTAGACCTGGTCCCAGGCAACCGTATAGCGTTCGTGCCCAAGACCGCTGTCACGCACCGAACCATAGCAATTGAACCGCTACTGAATGTCTATGCCCAACTTGGGCTAGGCAGACTGATGCGGCGAAGGCTGTGGCTTAAGTGCGGATTGGATCTTGATGACCAGCTTCCTAATCAGGAGTTGGCCTGTCGAGGTTCGATCGACGGCTCTCTAGCTACTATTGACCTGTCCTCAGCGAGCGATACTGTTGCTCGTGAAGTGGTCCGGTTTCTCTTGCCACACGAGTGGTTTGAGAGGCTTGATCTGTGCCGATCAAAAGTCGGCTTCTTGGACGGTAAGTGGATACGCTATGAGAAGTTCTCCTCTATGGGGAACGGTTGCACGTTCGAGCTTGAGACTCTGATTTTCTGGAGTCTCGCAGTTTCGTGCGTGAAGTTACTGGATCTCGATACCTCCTTGGTTCGAGTGTACGGTGACGATATCATCGTTCCGTCCGAAGCCTACGACCTACTAGTCGAGGCTCTCACGTTCTTCGGCTTTAGCGTTAATAACGCCAAGTCGTTCCGTGAGGGCCCCTTCCGGGAAAGTTGTGGCAAGGACTTCTACGATGGGCATGGAGTCCGTCCATTTTTCCAAAAAGAGAACCTAGATGGGATTGAAACCCTATTCCGTACTGCGAATGGGCTCCGTCGGAAGGCGTATGAGAGAGGTCACGAAGTTTCTTGTGATTCTCTACTCTATCCTCCGTGGAGTCGTATCGTTCGTGCGGTTCCTCACTCAGTGGCACAGAACTTAAGGGTCCCGGCTCACGCCGGGGACTCCGATGGGTTCTGTAGCAACTGGGATGAGAGCCAGGCATCCTCCTTCGTGATCAGTAATGATCGCGGTTGGGAGGGTGTGTCTGGTCTTAGGTTCCAGGCGACACCAGTGATGGTGCGACAACCAAGTAACTTCTTGGGGGTCATAGCAGCGATGCTATATCGCCTTAAGGACGGGCGTACTCACCAGGGTGCAGAGGTCGAGAGACTTCTGTTTCCTGGCGGTTCCGAACCAAGCTCTCCTAGGCAAGGTCGGGATTATGAGTACCAGCTAAGGTCCAAGGCTTTTTATGGGCCCTGGTCAGACTTTGGCCCGTGGCGGTAGCACCTAACAAGGTGCTGCTCGTGTAACGGGCCGTTGGGGTTGGTT